AAGGACACGCCGGAGACGATACGGCAGATCGAGACGCACAACTCTAGGTTTGTTTGCGTTTGTGAACTGGATTGCCCAAAGCCTTCGTCAGATACCACGCAGCCTTAGCCAGATCCTCCTGCCCGTTATCTTTCTTTCCCGCACGGGAGACGTACTTCATTACGTTACCGAGGCAGTAGCCGCGGAACTCCTCCGGCGTCAGCTTCGCCTGGATGAAGTCTATCGTCTCCACGCCGCCGTCGACGTAGTGAATCGGGTTGTTGACAGGATCGTTCATACGTCCCCCGTCTCCGCCCGCAGCCGCTCAACCTCTAATGCTCGATACTCTGTGAACATATGGATGAACCAAACACGGCGTTTTTCTATTGTTTGCATCCAAGCCCAATAATTTGTTTCAAGTTTGACTGGATGCCACGCAAACCAGCGCGTCCACGGATACTCAACCATTGGCACAAGTGTTTGACGCTCGCTCATGGGCGGGGGTCCTGTGCTAATGCTTCAAGATACACGGCGACGGCAGCGCGGGCGACATACTGCGCCCGGTGTTTTTCAATAAACGCCTGTGCTGTGTCTGCATCGACACTTTCAAACAGCGTTCGTGAGCCATTATGAACCCGATGGTCGCGCACAACATGGGGAATTGGCCGGTCATAGCGTGTGTAATCGTACAGCCCAAAATCGCGATGATGCGCGGCCTCGGCTTTCTTGATTGCCGCGTAGATTGCTTCCAGCGCCCGTTCGTCCATGCTCATATGTCCCCCAGCTCCAGCCATATACCTACCTTCAGCACCTTACACAGCTTGTCCAGCCGCGACAGGGGCACGTTCTCGGGGTTGTCTAGCGTGCGTTTCAGCGTGTTTTCGCTGATGTCCATTGCGTCGGCCAAAGCCTCCAGCGACATGCCGTGCCGCCTACGCGCCGCCTTCAGTATCTCAATTAGTGTCATCGGTTTCGGTGTCATTAGGCGCGATCCTCGAAATAATTAAGAATAGCCAGCGTTTCCCTTGCCTTCTCCGTGTCGGGATATTCCTTGGCAACGTGGGCGCGGTAGTCGGCGAGCGTCATCCAGCGACAGCCCGCCTTGATCTTTGGTAAACCTGCCTGAAGGGCAAATAGGAAAAACTCAAAGCCGACTAAGCGCGTGGCGCGGGCAAGTAAGCAGCTTAACTTGTCTGCACCCATGGTTGCCCCGTACAGGTTCGCCCTGTAAAGGTTCGCCCCGGTCAGGTCCGCCCTGGTCAGGTTCGCCCCGTTCAGGTTCGCCTCGTACAGGTTCGCCCCGCTCAGGTCCGCCCCGGTCAGGTCCGCCCCGCTCAGGTACGCCCCGATCAGGTTCGCCCCTCTCAGGTTCGCCCCGTCCAAATCCGCCCCGCGCAGCGTCTCGGCGTTGACCGTATGCAGAACAACGCCAGTGTCGCGGTGTCTGATTTCAATCATAGCTCATTTTCCCCCGTTTCTTTCAGCCCATACATAGCCAACGTCCACACCATCTCGTTCCCCGGCTCCGACGCGATCCGGGCCAGGACGTCGCGCATCACGTAGACCTGCTTACGCAGCCTAACGATTTCGTCGATAAGTCGGCTTTCTTCCTGTCGGAGATAATCCAATTCGCTCACGCGCCTTCTCCCTCTCTATGACCTTCGCTTCAGTCCACCCCAGCGCCTGCTGCGCCATCAGGGCGTAGGCGGTCGCGGTCTTCGCCGCTTCCTCCGGCGCCTGTCCTAGCCGCAGCTCCATCGCGATCATGCGCAACCCGAACTCCGCCAGCATCAGGGCCTTGGACATAGCTCGCTCCTCTCCCGCGCCACGCGCAAAGCGTTGACGCGCTGGTGCAGCCGCCGCAGGATCGCCCCGCGTTTCTCCCCCGCCAGCTCCTGGTCCAACAGGGTCTGCACCTGTTCTTCCGTCAGATTCGACATGTGCCGGTTTAGCCATCTCCAGTTAACCCTCACGCAATTCCTCCAGCGCTATATCGGACACGGCCCGCTTGTCAGCCAGCGCCGCCTTGATGCGCTGATCGACCGTGTCCTTCGCCATCAACAGATAGACCCATACGTCCCGCGTCTGCCCGCCCCGGTGCAATCGGCCTATGGTCTGCTCGTACAGCTCCAGCGACCACGGCAGCGACAGGAACACCATCTTGCACCCGCCGTGTTGCAGGTTCAGTCCGTGACCGGCGCTCTTAGGGTGCACCAGCAGGAGCTCGATCTGGCCCGCGTTCCATCGTTCGATTGCGTCGGCGTCGTCGAGGGTCTGCGCTTGAGGGTAGCGCCGCAACAGCTCCGCCAGCTCCTCCTTGAAGTTATAGACGATGATGGTGTTATCGCGCTGATTCTCATTGAGAAGGTCCTCCAGAGTGTCGAACTTAGACGTGTCGTACCAGTGCGCGGTCTGCTTGACTTCGTACCGTCCTGGCCGGTCGCTGGCCGTCTTGATCGTGTCGTAAGCGAACCCCGACGTCATCTGTTGCAGCTTGTTGACCACGGCCGCCGCTGACATGGCGACGATGTGCGTCGTCCCCAGCTCCGCAATGAACTGCTTCTTCATCTGCTCGTAAGGCTGGCGGTCGGCCAGCTCGCACTCCATGACGACCGTGTGCAGCTCCGGCAGCTTGTCGGCGTAGACGCCGGGCTCCAGCACGAACGTCGCCGGGCGGATGCGCTGCATAACGGCCGCCAGCGACCCCTTGCGCGCCTGCCACTCGCCATACTCCGGGTTCACGGGCAGGAAGTACTCCTGCATGAACGCCCCCTTCGAGCGGCCTAGCAGCTTCTGGTCGATGACGCGGCACTGGCCGAACACGTCCTCAAGACCGTTCGAGGTGAAGGACCCCGTCAGACCCCAGCGGATCTTGATCGCGTCCAGCATCTGCATCAGCGCCTTGAAGCGCTTGCCGGAAGGGTTCTTCAGCCGGGTCAGCTCGTCGAAGACGATCCCGTCAAAGCCCCGCAGGTCGAGCGTTTGCAGGTTGTCGTAGTTGGTGACGACGACGTGCGCGCTCGACCGGAACGCCGCGTCACGCTGCGCCGGTGTGCCGACGGCCGCCGCAAGTTGCAGACCTGGCGCCCACTTCGGCGCTTCGGACGGCCAGACGCTCGCCGCGACGCGCTTGGGCGCAAGGACGATCCACCGGCTGACATAGCCGTCGCGCACCATCTCCTGCATCGCCGTCAGCGCTATAGCGGTCTTGCCCGCGCCCACCGGCGCGAGCGCCATCGCGCGGTCGTGGCCGTACAGGAAGTCAACCGCCTGCTCTTGGTAGGGTCTGAGTTTCAAGGTAAGCACCTATGAATTGCGCTGCGACTTGCGGGACGATCGCGTTACCGTAGGCGCGCAATCGTCCCACTCGGTTGGATACCCCATGAGCCAACGGTTGAACGCCGGATTTAATTGGGCGCGCTTTTCCGTCGGCACATCGGATAAAGACTGTGTCTTTCCAATAATCAGTAACACCGGATCTGACTGCTTTTTGTTTGGGTTCCAACGGAAAGCCGATAGGTCCGAATCGTGGGCCATCGGGCAGGTCGGCGTCGGCCACCCAAAACAATCTTTGTCTGACGTGCGGCGCGCCGACGCTCGCAGCGCACAGATCGGCCGCCCCTGCGGCGTATCCCGCTTTTTCCAAGTCAGCGCAAACAAGGTCGAGCCAACTGAGGCCGTCCTTGCTCGCAACTTGTTCTCCAAAGATAACTGGAGGGCTGCGCTTCTCGATAAGTCGGTGGAACTCTGGCCAAAGGTGGCGTTCATCGGCGAACCCTCCTCCTTTTCCTGCGGTGCTAAAAGGCTGGCAGGGACACGACCCGGTCCAAACAGCGCGGTCGTCTGGCCAGCCTGCGAGGCGAAGGGCCAACCCCCATCCCCCGATACCGGCGAAGAAATGGCATTGATCGTAGCCGACGAGGTCTTCAGAATCCACTTCGCAAATGCTTCGCTCATCAACGTCCCCGTCCGCTATGTGTCCTGCCGCTATCAAGTTTCTTAGCCATTGGGCGGCGTAAGGGTCCCATTCATTATAGTACGCGACCATCTATCCACTTCCTCTTTCGACCATAGTACAGTGTACTTCTGATTCAGCCGCGCCATGTCGGCCGCGAACAGCTCTTGCAGCTTCGACATCGTCCCGTCCGGCGCCTTCAGCTCGACAAACCACGTCGATCCGTCGGGCAGGCAGGCGATCCGGTCGGCGACGCCGCGCACGTTGCGGCTGGAAAACTTCCACGTCTTCCCGCCGAGGCGATTGACCGCCCAAACAAAATGCTGCTCGATGTCGCTTTCCCTCATGACGCCTCTATACAGGCGTACACAAAGAGTGTACAGAGGGAAAATCAACTGCGGGGAAATATCATGCACTCTAGTATCGTCGGCGGGTCGACCGCCAAACGCGTTATGAATTGTCCGGGGTCGGTCGCGCTGGTCGCCAAGATGCCGCCCCAGCCGTCGTCGTCCTACGCGGACGAGGGCACGCTCCTGCACGACGTCATCGCCAACTGCCTGATCGACGACCTGCACCCGGACGTGTTCCTTGGCACGAAGTATGGCGAGGCCGAGCTGACCGAGGACCTGGTGACGGCGAAGCTGCTGCCTGCGCTGGCGGCGCTCGATAAGATCAGCACCACGATGGAGTACGCGGTCGAGCAGAAGGTCGACTTCGGCAAGAAGCTGCCCGGCGTGTTCGGCTCCGCTGACCTGATCGGCCGCGACGGCGACCGCGCTATCGTGCTGGACTGGAAGTTCGGCTCCGGCGTCATCGTCACGGCCGAGGAGAACGAACAGCTCCTGTTCTACGCCGCCGCCGCGCGTCGCACCGTCCCGTGGGCGTTCGAAAACGTGAAGGAGGTCGAGCTAGTGATTATCCAGCCGCCCGAGGTCCGGCGCTGGACGACGAACCTGAAGCGCCTCGACCGCTTCGAAAAAGAACTGGCCGCCGCAGTGGCCGCCGCCAAGCGTCCCGACGCCGCCCTGAAGGACGGCGAGCATTGCCGGTGGTGCGCAGCCAAGCCGCTTTGCCCGCTACAGACGGGCGCCGTAGAGCGAGCGCTGCGGGCTCAGCTGTCGGCGCTGCCGGTCGAGACGATCAGCGACTGGCTGACGAAGGCCGATCAGATCGAAGACTGGATCAAGGACTTGCGTGCGCTGGCGTTCCAGCTTCTTATGGAGGGGTCGGACGTCCCCGGCTGGAAGCTGGTCCCGAAGCGCGCCACCCGCCAGTGGAGCAAAGACGAGACCTGGACGGCCGAGGCGCTGCAAGCGTTGGGGGTTCCTGATCCGTTTGAGAAAAAATTGATGTCGCCCGCAGCCGTTGAGAAGGTGCTGAAGAAGGCGAAGATAGAATTGCCGTCGGACATGGTCGTGGCCGTGTCTTCCGGCGATACGCTGGCCCCGGAGAGCGATCCCCGCCCAGCGTCCCAGCAGATGAGCCGCCTGAAGGCCGCTCTTGATAAGGTAAAGTGAAATGAACTTGACTGTGTTCCAAGGTGCTAACCTTCCGTCCGTGCAAAGCCTCTCGCAGGCGCTGCGCGACGTCTCGATTGCATCCGAGACCGGCGTCCCCCTGCTCAAGATGGACAAGACCGGCCATTGGGTGTTCGGCGCGGACCAGACGGACGTCGAAGACGACAGCCTCTGGGCTGTGAACCCGTTCTCTTTCGTCCACGGCGCTATCGCTTGGGGCGACGGAGACGTTCTGGGCGAGAAGATGGTTTCAATCACGGAACCCCTGCCTGACTTTGGCCCCGCTCCGCATAACGCGAAGAAGGGCTGGGAGAAGCAGGTCGGACTGTCTCTCAAGTGCATGTCGGGCGAGGACGAAGGTCTGGAAGTCCGGTACGCGTCGACGTCCGTCGGCGGCCGCAAGGCTGTGCAGACGCTGGCCGTCGCTATCGCAGAGATGGTCGAGAAGGACCCGAGCAAGCCTGTGCCGATGGTGCTCCTTAAGACGGAGCATTACCAGCACAAGTCTTACGGGAAAATCTTCACCCCGGTCTTTGCAATCCAGAAATGGGTTGCTATGGGTGGAGAGTCGGCGCCCCCAGTAGCCGACGAGCCTCCGACTGAGCAGCGGCGTCGTCGTCGCAGTTCGTAAGTGAGCGCGAGCGCCGGGCTTTCCCCCCTTTGACCGGCGCTCGCTTTCGGAGGCCCCCATGACCATACTGTGGATTGACTTCGAGACCCGCTCACCGTGTGACCTGAAGGCCGAGGGCGTGTACAACTACGCGCGCCACGCCGACACCGAGGTCATCTGCATGTCCTACGCGTTCGACGACGGCGAGGTGCAGACCTGGCGGCCGCCCGCCCGCTTCCCGGTCAACGTGTGGGCGTACAGCGGACAGATCCGCGCCCATAACGCCGCGTTCGAGCGGCTGATCCTGCGCTACGTCCTGAACACGCAACACCGGCTTGAGCAGTTCTACTGCACCGCCACGCAGGCTCGCGCCAACTGCGCGCCGGGGTCGCTGGAGGACGTCGGCCGGTTCGCAGGCGCGTCGATGCGCAAGGACCACCGCGGCGCTCACCTGGTGCGCCAGTGCTGCATCCCGCCCTATTCAGAAGACCCGCGCGAGCTGGCCGAGCTGATCGCCTACTGCGAGCAGGACGTCCGTGCGATGCGGGCCGTGTCCAAGGCTATGCGAGAGCTGACGGCCGACGAGCTGGCCGACTACCACGTCAACGAGCGCATCAACGACCGCGGCGTGCGGCTGGACAGACCGCTAGCCTTGGCCGCGGTCAACTACGCGGCGCAGGAGACCGAGGAAATACAGGCGCACGTCGTGCGCGTTACGAACGGCGAGGTGACGTCCGTCCGGTCGCGCAAGATGGCGCAGTGGGTCTATGAGCGTGTCGGCCCGCAGGCGCAGAAGCTGATGATGGCGTCGGGCAAGCTGTGCATCGACAAGAGCGTGCGGGCGAACCTGCTGACGATAGAGGACGGCGATGAAATACCGTGGCATGTGGGCGAGGTTATCCAGTGCGCCGACGACATCTGGGCGTCGTCCGTCGCCAAGTACAAGCGCGCCGCCGCCCTCGCCGACTATGACGACGAGCGGGTGCGAGGGGCTTTTGTATTCTGTGGCGGCAGCGCTACAGGTCGTGCTAGTTCTTACGGGCTCCAAGTCCATAACTACCCTCGCAAGACCCTGCCCGACCCCGCCGCCGCCCGCCACGCCATCGTGCGAGGCCACCGCATCGTGCCGGAGTACGGTGAGCGCGTCTCCGACGTCCTGAAGGGCCTGCTGCGTCCGTCCCTGATACCCGCCGAGGGCAAACAGTTCGTGGTGGCCGACTGGGCCGCCATCGAGGCGCGCGTCAACCCGTGGCTGTCCGGCCGAGGCGACGACAAGCTGAAGCTGTTCAGCGAGGACATCTACAAGCACAACGCCGCCGCGACCTTCCGCTGTACGGTCGACGAGGTCACGGACGATCAGCGCCAGATCGGGAAAGTGCAGGAGTTAGCGTGCGGATTCGCCGGGGGCGTCGGCGCGTTCGCGGCGATGGGGAGGATCTACGGCCTGCACCTGCCCGAGTACGAGGCGAGGCGCATGGTCGACGCATGGCGCCGCGCCAACCCGTGGGCCGTCATCTTCTGGGCCGAGCTGGAGCGCGCCTACACCCGCGCCATGCGCAACCCTGGCCGAGAGTTCACGGCCGGGCGGATCACCTACCTGTATGACAAGCAACATCTCTGGTACGCCCTGCCCTCTGGCCGCGTCCTCTGCTACCCTTACGCGCGTCTGGAGACCGACGGCGTGTCCTACGCCAAGGCGTCGTGGAAGCCCGCCGCAGAGGCCAAGGAGTGGCCGCGCGGGCGGCTCTGGCGCGGGCTGGCGTGCGAGAACGTCACGCAGGCGACCGCGCATGACCTGTTGAGACACGCGCTAAGGCAGCTGGACGACGTCGTGCTGCACTGCCACGATGAGATCGTTCTCGAAGGGGGCGATCCTCACGTTCTCAAGCGCGTGATGGAGACGCCGCCCGCATGGGCGGAGGGCCTGCCCCTGAAGGCGGCCGTAAAGACGATGGAGAGATACGGGAAATGACAGACGCGAGGATGTTTATCGACCATATCGCCGAACTGGCCGAGCAGGGCGAGACGGCGTTGTTCGTGCGCCAGCGACCGAAGCAGCCCCTGCAATACCACGCCGACGGCGCCTGCGTGTCGACGCGCGCTGCGGTCCTGCCCGAGCGGGCGACGCCGAAGGCGAACGAAGCATGGTACGCCGTCAACGGCGCGTTCGTGCTCGACCGCTTCCCGTCCGGTCAGCCGTCTTGGAAGGCTGAGTTTGTCGAGTTCGTTCTGTTCCTGGTGCTGGACGACGTCGGGTCCAAGTTCGCGGCGCCGCCCGTCCAGCCGAGCTGGATCATCGAGACCTCGCCGGGGTCGTATCAATACGGGTTCATCTTCTCGGAACAGCCGCACAAGAGCGAATTTATCGCGGCCTATCGTGCGATCGCCGACGCGGGGTTCACCGACCCTGGCGCAGGTGGCGCAGCGCGCCTGTCCCGCATCCCCGGCTCTGTCAATTTGAAACAGGGCCGCGACATGTTTGCCGCGAAGCTGGTCGAGTGGGCGCCCGAGCGTGAGTTCACCCTCGCCGAGCTGTGCGCCGGTCTGGGGGTCACGCCCGCGCCAGCCGACACGGCCGAGCACAAGTCCGTCCGGGTGCGTGACAGCGGCGGCGATAGCGTCCTGCGATGGCTCTCGGACCATGACCTGGTCCTTACCAGCCAGAACGCCGACGGATGGTTAGGCGTCGTCTGCCCGAACCATGCCGAGCACTCGGACGGTAACATAGAAGGCCGCTACCTACCGGCGACGCGGGCCTATTGCTGCTACCATGGCCACTGCGAGGGTTTGAACAGCGCGGCGTTCCTGGCGTGGGTCGCGGACAACGGCGGCCCGAAGGCAACGCCGGGCCTGCGGG